GCCAGGTATCGCGAATCGCATTCAGATGATCTTGCAGAAATGCTCAATTTGTGGTTGCCAGACGGAGAGGCAATACCGGATGAGGAGGATGAACGTGCTGATGTGTTGAGACGAGCTGGAATGCCAGAGTCCAATGAATCAGTATTGGCTGAAGCGACACCAACCCCTACCAGACCTACTGGTAATGGACGTGCGTCAGGTGATATGGGAGTGGATTCTGCTGCTCACTATTTACATCACCTAGCCAACGGGAATCAGGGAAGACAAAGAACCTTGGAGGAGGAATTTGGTTTGTATCCTGATGGGCCGACCGGACCAGCGTATTATCCACCCAGTCCACCATTGCGTCCAAAGTTTGAGAAGGGATTAGGACGGCATTGTCAAGAGTACATTAACGTTATGTTGGATCAGGGGTTAGCTGACGACGTAGCGTGGCAGAGACACGATGATAGGAGGTGTGACTGCTTTGATAATGATGCGTTAATCCCGTTGCTGGCAAGTGAGGAGAATCTAAAGAGTGAGTGCGGTAGTGTTGGTTTCGTTCCATCAAGTGGAGTCTATCAACCTGATATAGATGGCAGTGTGGGGTACGCCCCAGACGCCAGTCTGTATGAGGATGATGACGTAGTATCAATGTCAGATATGATATTCGAGGATGGAATGGACAAGCAATTGCGATCAGAAGGTATAAGACCCATGGCGAAGTCTGAGATGTTGGATTCGTTAAATGAGATTCGGTCTAGAGTGGAATTCATAGATGGATATGAATGCTTGGCTGAACATACGGGTGAGGAAATACGGAGTCCTGATGCAAAAGTACTCGACGATTTAGATGTGATGTTAGCGAGCAATGAGGTTGATGCCATCCAGAATTCAGCCAAACAGTTGCTAGAAGAAGGTATGGTTCCAAGACAGGTTGTGCTAGTAGCCGGTTTTGTTGAGTTACTCCGATATAGATTTACTCCTATGTTGGACAATACAAAAGCCAATAGAACTATTTTGGCGAATCACCTTAGGAAATGGAGCGATGATAGAAGACGCCGTTTTAGAGATATGCGCATAACTGACTTAGTCTATGCTGTGTCGAACGCGGTTGAGATCTATTACGTTCCGGATCAAGTAGTACTAGACGCTGCGCGCATACGGGGAACACAAGAGGCAATGAGAGCATCGGAGGATTGGAGAGAAATCACTGATCCAGGCTTGTTGTCCAGGTTTGTTAACTGGCAAGCACCTATAGTTGATCTTACCTTAGATCAAGAGATTGTGAGAGCTGCTGATCGGTTGCATCCAACCATATTTCGGCAGGCTGCTGATAGAGTTGCCCAAACATACGCTGATCTTACTGATTTGCGTGATGAATTGGAGCATGAAGAAGGTAGTAATACAATCTATGATAGACAGTTACTCGGGTTTCATTGGAATCAACCATGGAACCCAAGTCGTGACTGAGGGTGCCCAACAACTCGTTATGGCGTCGAAGCTGGCCCTCTGCCAGCTGTCGACGTGCCCGGTTTACACATAACGAGATATAATGGGGACGTGCCGCAGAGGATTTTTACGCAATTTGGAGACTACGCTGGTAGTGAAGAAATGCTTGTACATAATAATAGTTTGCACAATAATGTTAAGGGAGTTATAGAGAGAGTGAAGCTGATGAAGATCAATAACGTGCTTCAGGAGCCACCACGACCAAAGTGGTGGGTATTCAAAGGTAGGCTCAGAGAGTTCGCAAGACAGATGGATATACTTGCCGTATCGACCGCCCCGTATGACCTGGAAGAGATTCCAGCGTTTTACGAAGGCCGCAAGCGGGTAGTAGTTGAAAATGCTGTGGTTGACGTACTGAAGAGACCACTACAACGCAGTGACTCCGATTTGGGACCTTTTGTT